ATAGCAAATTTAATGCTGCAAGAAGTTGATTATTTTTGCTTTTGTCAAGAGTTACACCAGCCCCTTCTATTACATAAGCGATTTCTTCCTGAAGAGAATCAAAAAAGTTTTCATCCAATGCGGTTGGCAACTCACCGGTCTGAGGGTTACCACCAGTAAACCCATTTTTACCTGCGCCAAATTTATCTACCTGTGCAGTTGGGGTATCAATACGATGCATATTTACTCCGGATATCTGAAAATAACGTAGGTATGTGATGGAGATAATTTTTCAAGCACGCACTCCGCAACCGTTTCTCCCCAGGTTCGTAGACTATCGGTGCAGTTGCTGATCGCAGTCATCGAGTTAATTTGCGTTGAGGACGGCATATTCACTTGCCAGTAATAACGCCAGTCATCTGTATATAACGACTCGGTACAGACAGAATTGCAGGTAAACTGGCTATTGTTGTAACGTGTGATTGTCGCATCCGCGTAGCCCAGCGCTTCAAGCTGAGCTAGATAAAATGCCTCATTGATGCCACCGGGAAGATTTAATTTTGCATCCAGTCGCTGCCGCCGCTGCTGAAGGGTCTGCACACCTGCGGGAGCACAGCTATCAGGCAGACCGCTGATTGCTTCATAACGGTCAATAAGTTCGGTTACGGACCTGGGGTCTGTTTCCAGCATCAGGGCGTCACCCCGCCCATGAACTGTCGCAAGCGAGGGTGCAAGGCCGGTCAGCAACAGGTCTTCAGAATCCCATGCAGGACCTCTCGGCAGTAACGCGCTAAGCATCTGCCGGTACTGCACCGTTAAGTCCATGAGATTGTCCCCATGACGCCCACTTCACCTTTGCCGATGCTGATATCAGCCGCCGGGCTGACCAGCGTATGGCTGTACTCTCCCGTTGCGATACTAATTGCTTCGCTGATACGTGAAAGTTTAAGCACGCCTTCCGGCACGCCATCACGCAGCATCATTGAGCGCAGCTCTGCCTCGACGGCATATCGCACCGCTGTGGAATCCGGGTTTAACCGTATCTGAAAGTCAACGACATGTGGTGATGGCGCAAACACATAAATATCCGCACCAGCCACGGGTGCCAGCGGTTCAATATAGGCCTTAACGGCGGCAACGGTTGCGGCGTCAGGGATCGGATTAATCAGGTCGCTGTTTGCCACCATCACGCCCACCGTCCCCCGCCCGCTCCAGTGCCGGTATGTCCAAGCGCGGGTAATGCCTGCCACCTCTTTGGCCCACACCTCGTAATCACCGTCCGCACCACCCTGCGGCGTCCAGTACCATCGTTCAATAACGCGCGCGCGCCAGACTTCTAAATCTTCGACGTCAGCGCCGCCCTGTATGCTGTCCGCCACACCTACAGAGGTCAGACCGGTAACAGGACTGACAAGCCGCATAGCCAGCCCGTCATCCGTATTGCCAGCTTTGCCCGCCGTGTTGCAGATAACCGGCACACGCATAACGCCACCCGCCGATGTAGCTTTTGCAGTCGTGGTGAACGAAGTCAGATCGTCACGCTGAATTATCACTCCGGCAGGAATGGGGATGCCGTCCGTGGCAACGTCCCACCTTGCAAATCCTCCTGCAAATGTCGCAGCCTTACGGGGACAACGCTTCATATTTGCGTGTCGGGACAGCCAGTCTTCATCTGCCAGATCAGGCAGAAGGTTACGGGCCAGATAATCAATATAGCCATACACGGTATGTACCGCGGCGGCCTGCACACGCCCATAAACTTCAGCATCAGTGCGACGCAGTAATGCCAGAGTCGAGTCAGATGCCAGTCGGGTGAGAATGTCATTGCGGATAGTGGTAATTAACTGAGGGAGTGTCGGGCGGGTAAATCCACTGTCAGCCATTGAGTTCACTCCATAAATCATTAAAGGAAAATGCCGTGCGGTTGCCGTCTTTCTGGCTGATTACCACTGAGGCGCTTAGCGTTTTAATCCCGGTTCGCTCAGCCGTCACATCCACCCGCGCCGCTACGCCGTCATCCACCAGCCACTGCAAGGCCTGGCTGATATATTCGCGGGCTTTCAGTGGGGTTTTGTTCGTAAGTTTCTGGCGACTGAGAAGATAAAGGCGCGATCCAATGCGGTCGTTCTGGATGGTCGGGAAGCTGTCGCCCCACCAGCCGTTATCCTGCTCGGGATTATCGTCTGGCTCAGCCTTTCGCCAGGAGAACAAAGAAATTATTACCGCGCGAGTCAGAGGATCGGGCGGCCACGTTACGTCTCGCTGGACGCCGTTGATAACAATAATCATGCCGTCTCCATTTTCTGCGTTGTCGCATCGGTAGTCCCGCCGCCATCGACGTTCTCTTTATGCGTGTGCCCGTTATATGAAATGCGCATATCGGACATGGTCACGCCGGAAGAATCACACCTGTCTTTGATCTCACCGGTCGCCTCGATGTCCATTTCAAACCGGGCTTTCGGCGCGTTGGTAAAGGTAATCGGCTTGCCTGCGCCATCGACGACTATCCCTGCGCGGGTCAGCGTGACTGACTGGCCCTGATCGTCATAAACCGCCACTTCGCCGGATGCCAGCCCTTTGATACGGTAGCGCCGGTCAGATACAACCAGCACCACGCCGTGAGAGCGATCCCCGTCGAAATAGGCGGCTACTGCTTCAGCACCCGTATGCGGTGCGGCGGTAAAACCGTACGGCTCCATGTGCTCGATGTCGCTTTTGCCCTCACCTCCGGCCATCTCAATCTGAAGCATCTGGCATTTGGTCGCCGTGTTAAGTCCGCGCACCACGGCGCGGGCCAGAAGATTTGAAAGCCCCCGGCTCATGCCGGAAAAAGGATTAGCCATCAGAAGTCATCCTCATCTTTCTTTTTCTTCTTACGTTTGCCGGGCTTCTCCGGTTCAGGTAGATAAGCATCCGGCGGACCGACGCGGATTTCGGTCACGGTGCCGTTTTCATCCTGCTGATAGGTCACCTCAGCGATCACCATCTGCCGGTTGTTAAAGCCAAGAACGGGGTCAAAGACGATAACCTGCAGGTTGGGCTGCCACAGAGAGCCGTCCCCCTGTCGCCAGCCCTGCACGGTGTATGTCACCTCATCGGTACGCGCAGCACGCTGGCGCATCTCAAACTCCGCGCGAGCGCTGCAGGTTGCCGTAGTGGCATTGCCAGTCTGGCGGATAATCATCGGACGGTAGCGCTTCAGTCCGCCATCGATGGTCTTAGAGCGAATGGCGGTAGTTGTGGCCTCGCCAAAATCGTCGTCGTTACCTTTTCGCTGCCCGGAGACCTGATAATCGCTGAACCGGTCCCGGATGCTCTTCTCGGTGTCACAGGAAAGAATGTTTTCCCCCAGCACCAGAGCGGTGTGTGCCTGCTGGCTGCCAATGCCGCCAATAACCAGATTTCCCAGTGCGTTGTCGTAAGCCAGCGCCTGCTGCAGCCCGAACATTTTATTCAGTACGTCCATGACCGTCTCGCCCTGATCGGCCTGAATACCCTGAAGCGCACCGGATGCACCGCCCGCATCCACCACAGTGATGCTGAACGGCTTAGCCAGCTCAGCGGCCACCTGCGCCAGCGAACGTCCGGCATACTGTGACGGCGTGGCAGAGCAGTCGATGAGGTCCGCCGTTTTACTGCGCCCGGAAATACCCACACTGATACTGTGCGCGTCATACCGTACCGGCGTCGCCTCAACGTAGCCGGTCAGCACTTTGTCGGTACCTATCAGAACTTCAACGAGGTCACCGTTTTTAATTCGGTTACTGCGGTTTGCCTGGTCGGTGTCACCCGGCCAACTACGGGTAATCTCAACGGTGAAGTCGCGGGCGATGCGCTCAATACCAGCGGCGATCCGGACCGAGGTCCAGCCGCCCCACTCCTGGCCGTTCACCCGGAGAATGACTGCATTATTCATCGCACCGGAACCCTCAGTGTCTGAACCGGCACGAAGCCGGGATGGCGGATGCCGTTGCGCGCGGTAATGTCACCGGCGCGGGAGGCTGAGTCGTACCAGTCGGCGGCCAGCACCAGTGCGGGCATAACCTGCGGAGGTGTGCGCTCCGTCATGCGCTCGACCTGCTCCAGGCGTGCAGATATATCGCGGTTTACATCGGTTCGCACGGTGACCAGCGCCTGAAAAAGTCCGTCATCTGAAGCGCGCTCCATCTCGAGATCGATTGCCTCATTAAGGCTGTCACGGACCTGCGCGAGGTCATCCCATGAAATAACGGTGCTGTTATCCAGAGAGGTGGTTACGCCAGATGACGCGGAAACGATGGCGCTCGCTGTGGTTTCTGAGCCTGAAGCGGAATTTCCTGAATAAGGCCGTATGTTGCTGACGGCAGGATGCGATACCACAATCGGCTGCTGCGGGTCCTGCTGGCGTGTGACAGTCCGGTTTGCAGGCTGCGGCAGACTGGCGACCGCTGCGGCCGCTTCGCTGATGGCCGTGTTACGCACCGCCTGAGCAACGTAATTGCGCTGCGTGGTCTGCGCCTGTGATGTCTTGCTGTCGGTTTTCCAGACGCCGCGCGGGGCCAGACCCGAATCAACCGTGACGCCTGTCAGCCCCTTAATCATCGACATCAGCTCAGAAGTGTTACCCGTCAGCCGCGTTCCGGCTCGCCACATCGTCTGCAGGCGGTTAACAAAGCTCATGCCACTGGACGGAGGGCTGAGCAGTACCGATAAATCACCCTGCATCAGGCGGGATGCGGCGCTGATACCAGAATCAACATACTGAAAAGCACTGGTTACGGTACTGAACATACCTGAAGCCTCATCAATCACCCCGTCCTGCAGGAAGTCCGGCAGCCCATCCATACCAAAGGCACCGAACGCCGATGAAATAGCGTCGTCCAGGAACGAAACTGACGAGGTGAGCTTCTGTCCGGTTGCCAGTCCAGCGGTGGGAAACGATAATTCACCGGACTCAACGAAGCTGAAGCTGACGCGGCACATGCGACCTTCATCTTTGGTGTGGCTTACACGAACTTCATCCGTAACGGTGACGGTCATTTCTCCGTAAAACGGATGTATAAGGGTGCAGCTTCCGGGTTTTTCAACTGCCTCGATCAGCCTGTTGCGCTGTTCAAAATAGTCATCGCCGACCAGATACGCCTGAACGCTGAAGCGCCGCGTTGCACGCCCCATATCTTCAGCCCATGGCTTATCTCGGTTGGGGTATTCATGAACCTGAACACGGCGACCGAAAGTAGCTTCATCCTCATCGACTTTGAAAGGCACGCCGCGCAATGAGGCATCCTGCAGATTATCAATCCAGCTCATGCAATCTCCGGGCAATAAAAAACCCGCCGGAGCGGGTTACTGGTTTGAGAAGCGGTTATATCCGACATCATAGTTAAGCCAAGGTAGTGAGTTACCCGCTGGCGCAACGCGCATGCCTGGCGGCGCATTATCAAATGTCACCTTCAGCTCACCCTGCTGTGGACGCGAAAGCGGAACTGCAGACTGATATCCCGGACCGCCTTGCTGATTGTTATACCAGCCTCCCGCATTCCAGCGGTTCTTCAGGGATTGCCAGAAGGATGTTGTGCCGTCCTTTTCAGTGACTGCATCAGAGATATCATTTAGTTTTTTGAAAATGTAAATCGCAACGCCGATGGACACCGTCAGAGCACCGAGTGAAGCTATCTGAGCCAACACGCCGGAAAGTGAAGTCGCTGTCGTGAGCGCGGTCTTCAGAGTGCCGACGGTGCGCACAGTGAACACGCCAGCCATAACAGCGCTGACCCCTTCAATCGTGCTCTGCCATCCACCCATCGCCTCAACGACATCATTCACGTCTTGCCATACTGCTTTAACAACCGGACCAACCTGATCCCAGTTGCTGACAATAAGACTACCACCCAGCACCAGCAGCGAAACCAGCTTGCCCATGGTGGACATTTTCAGCACAGTCTCAAACATCTTTACTGCTTTAACTGCAATACCCACAGCAGAGGCTGTGCCAAGCAATGTCAGACCAAACTTAAAAGTGCCGCGAACCATCTCGGGGTTAGCTTTGGTGAACTTTCTGAACTGCTCTACCATCGGCTGAACCTTCTGAGTCAACCTGACGATATCGGGCAGGAACATATCACCAATGGTAATGCTGGCAGCGTTGAACTGATTCTTAAGCAATTGAACAGAGTTCGCCGTAGTGGCTGCGCGAGACTCATATTCCTTCTGCATCGACCCTGCATACTGCTGCGCATCTGCAACGCGCCTGAAGTTAGTGCGCAGTAAGTCGAGGTTGGTCAGCAGAGGAGCGATCGCGCCAAGCGACTCTTTACCAAACAGCGCATTCATGACCGCTGCCTGTTTGTCTTTTGGAACTTTAGCCAGAGAGTCCAGCACCTTCAGCATCGCGGCGCGTGAATCCTTCTGCATGTCAGCCGCTAGCTGGCCCGGATCAATCTTGATAAACTTCAGGGCTTTCTTCTGTGATGCAGTGGCTGATTTGCCAGAGGTAAGGGAAAGCATGAAGTTTTTGATGCCCGTTGCGGCGATCTCCGACTCAACCCCCATACCCGCGATGGTTGCGCCCATAGCGGCAATCTCACCGGAGGCCACGCCCGCTACGCCACCCAGAGGACCAATGCGGGTGACAATATCGGAAATTTTTTGTGCATTGGCCGGGCCAGTGTTACCCAGATAGTTAATTTTATCGGCGAGAACGACCACGCCATCCTGCGTCATTTTGAACGCGGTTCGCCATTGCGCCATCATCTGGCCTGACTCTTCTGCGGTCTGGTCAAATGCCACACCCATTTTCACCGCATCGCTGGCGAACTGCATCAGGTCTTTACGTGCAACACCAGACTGGCCACCAGCCGCGACGATCTGCGCAATACCATTTGCAGCCATCGGCAATTGAGTCGAGAGTTTAAGTACATCC